TGGAGACGCTGAACTCTTTTGTGGCGCCGGACAATTGCAGCCGCGAAGTCTGGGTATGGAAAGACCGAGCGCGGCAACCGATTATTGAGGTGCTTTGATGGCGGCGAAGAAGAAGGTTGCGAAAAAGCGGGGGCGCCGAGGTGGCATACAGTTTCTCACACCGGCAAAGCAGAAGCGGTTTTTTCAAGCCATCAATAATAACTGTACAATTCGGGCAGCTTGCGCACTGGCGGGCATGGCGACCAGCACGTTCTACAAGTACCAAGAAGAGCACAAGAACGGGACCTGCGACCCTGAAATCTCGGAATTTATGAACAAAATCGAAGAGCAAAGAGCAGCCGCACAAGAAAGGCTCTTGGGCTACGTGGAGCGCGACGCCGCGGCGGACGGCGGGCACAAGCCTGCGCAGTGGATTCTGGAGCGGCGCCACGACATGATCACGACCGTAAAGCAGGAGATAAGTGGACCGGATGGGGGACCTATCAAACATGAAATCAGCGATGTCCGGGAACGGCTCCTGGCTAAGTTGGCTCGCCTCGCTGCCAGCGAAGAGCCGGATGACGTTTCTTAACTCGCTGGACGAGGAAGAAATCGCAGCTCTCGAGAATGATTGGCTTTTCACTGCCAGAGCGGAACAACTGCAGCCGGACGGGGACTGGCGTATCTGGCTGATTCAATCGGGGCGCGGATGGGGCAAGACCCGAACCGGCGCCGAGTGGGTTCATATGATGGCGATGACCAACCCCGGCATCCGGATTGCCCTGGTTGCACGAACCGCCGCCGATGCCCGGGATGTTATGGTAGAAGGCCAGTCTGGCATCCTGGCTTGCGGTGGCGACGACCGGCCCGAATATGAGCCAAGTAAGCGGCGGGTGACTTGGGCCAATGGTTCAATGGCCAGCACGTACAGCGCAGACAAGCCTGACCAGCTACGAGGGCCGCAGCACCATATAGCCTGGGCCGATGAGCTGGCGGCGTGGCCTCGGTGGGATACCTGGGACCAGCTTCAGTTTGGTCTGCGACTTGGCGACAATCCCCGATGCGTTGTGACCACGACGCCGAGACCCCTGGCCAGGCTGCGCCGAATCGCCGAGGACCCGCGCACGTATTTGACACGCGGCGCCACGATGGACAACCGGCAGAATCTGAGCCGCGATTTCATCCGCGCGATTCACGACAGATATAAAGGCTCGACCCTAGGCCGTCAGGAACTCGAAGGCGAACTGCTGAGCCAACTCCCCGGCGCGCTATTTATGCGAGACGACATCGAGAAGCACAGAGTTAAAGAGGCGCCGAACCTGCGCCGCATCGTCGTAGCAGTTGACCCGGCGGTGACAAGCTCAGACGAGGCTGATGAGTCGGGAATAGTTGTCGCAGGTCTGGGCGATAACGGTCACATGTTTATTCTCGATGATATCAGCATGAGAGGCACACCGGACGCAGTGTGCCGCCGAGCTTTGGAGGCGTATCATTTCCATAAGGCTGATTGCGTTGTCTTCGAGTCAAACCAGGGCGGCGAGACTTGGAAGAGTATCACGGCGCAGCTTGATAGAAACGCAGCCGTCAAACTGGTTCATGCATCTCGCGGCAAGCACGCGAGGGCGGAGCCTATCGCCAGCAGGACGGAACAGGGCCGCGTTCATTTCGTCGGAATATGGGCAGAGCTCGAAGACCAGCTCACGAACTACGTCCCCGGCCTAAGCAAGAAATCGCCGGATAGGCTGGACGCTTTTGTCTGGGCTTGTACCGAACTGGATATGCTGCCGAGCTTCGATATCTCAATTAATCCTGATGACGGCTTCGTGGCGAGTGCGTGGTTATGAGAGCAGAGGTACGCAAAGCAAGGGCGCGGCGACGGTTCGCACCCGTAGGAAGAACCCGGCGCGGACCTGGCGCACGCAAGGCTGAAGCGCGGAGCAAAGCCCTTGCTCCTAAAATCAAAGCCATCTTTGACCGGTACTATCGGGTCTTAGTCGATGAAGAAATCAAGCGCGTCAAAGGTATGGTTCGAAAGAGCGCAGCCGACCGCGAAAGATTTATCGAGCAAATGGCGACGCTTTTGACGGTGAGCGGAATCCGCGAAGTGGAAGACGCAGGCCGAAGAGAAGACCCAGAGTTCACGGTTTCGCCGACGTTCTACCAACAATACTTCAACGAGAAGAAGAACGAAGCAACGGCGATGCTCACAAACGTTGATGATGAATTCAAAAGCAAGATGCGGGAATTTATGGCCCAGTGGCTGACGGAAGACCCTGGCATCACTCAAGCAGAGCTTGCGCGGCGGATTCGTTTTTCCTTCTACGCCGATGGGGCCGAAGTGCTGGCGCCGAATCAAAAGCCCAGCCGGGGGATTCTCGAGCCTCTGGAGCGTGGTCCAAGAATCACCCGCGATGTTTTCGCGCGGGCTTCGCTGATTGCTCGTACCGAAATGGGCATGGCGCAAAACCGCGGCAACTTTGAAGCACTCAAAGCAACAGGTCGAAAATATAAAATGTGGATGCCTGAGCGAAGCGACGGCGGCAGAGGCCACCAGGAAATGAAGGGCGTAATCGCTCCAATAGGCGAGCCTTTTAGGTTGCCAGATGGAACAAAGATGATGTTTCCAGGCGACCCCAGCGGACCCATCAAGCACACTGCAAACTGCAGATGCGGAATCGCAACACCAACCCCAGCCCAAGTTCGAGAATATGAACGGCGGATGGGCATAACTCCGAGCAAATTGACTGAGCTCTAGTCAAAAAGGAATAGACAAGATGGCAGAAGAAAAGAACAGAGACGAGACGCTTGACATAATCGGCGCCAGTGGCCTCAAGCAATGGGACGGCAAGATATCCGAGGAATTCTTGCCCGACTTAAAAGGCGACAAAGCGGCGCGCATGTTCAAGGAAATGAGCATGAACGAGCCGGTGATAACCGGTATTCTCTACGCCATCCGGACGCTGGTTCGTCAAACGCGCTGGGAGATTCGAGAGGCCGACGATACGCCAGAGGCTAAGGCGGCGGCGGAGTTTGTTTCTGAATGCCTGTTTGAAGATATGGAACAGACTTGGTCGGACACGTTGAGCGAGATTCTGAGCTTTCTGACCTTCGGCTACTCAATCAACGAAATCACCTACAAAATCAGACGCGGACCAACCGAAGAAGACAAGCGGTTCAAGTCGAAGTTCTCAGACAATCGTATAGGTTGGCGGGGCTTTCCGATTCGAGCTCAAGAGTCAGTTTGGAAATGGGACATCGACAACGAAGACGGTTCAATCCTGGGCGTCTATCAGCAGCCACCACCGAACTACAACATGCGCTACATCCCGCGGGATAAGTTTCTACTGTTCAGAGCGGACGCGCACAAGAACAACCCGGAAGGCCGCAGCATTCTGCGTGGGTCCTATATCTCATATTACTACAAGAAGAAAATCGCCACCTACGAGGCCATAGGTATCAGCAGGGACCTAGCAGGTCTTCCGGTCCTCGAGGTTCCGCTGCAAATCCTAGCAAGCAGCGCAAGCGCAAGCGAAAAGGCTGTATTGGCAGCAATGAAAAACATGATTCAGCGTGTTGGGCGCGATGAGTACGAGGGCCTGGTTATTCCGAGCGAGCAGCTGGCTGACGGTTCCCCGAGCGGCTACAAGCTTAAGCTACTAAGCGCAGGCGGACGGCGCCCCATCGACGTAAACGAAATTATCAAGCGGTATGAGTCTCGAATCGCGATGAGCATGTTGGGCGAGTTTATTCTGTTAGGCTCCGAATCGGTGGGCTCCTATGCATTGGCTGATACCAAGACTTCATTGTTTGCCCAGGCTCTTGGAACATACCTCGACAGCATGAGCGCAGAGTTCAACAACCACGCAATCCCGAAACTGATGCGATTGAATGGCTTCGCTGAAAAAGACTTCCCAAGGCTTTCCTACGATGACATCGAAACGCCAGAGCTCGCAGAGTTGACCGGGGCGCTTTCTGGGCTTGTTGGCTCCGGCATCCTGACGCCGGACGATAAGCTTGAGGATTTTGTCCGCGAGTATGCAAATCTACCGGCAGTGGATTCTATGACGGCGCGACAGGAAGAACAGGACGCCGTAGCAATGACCGAGGAATCCATCAAAGCTTATGGGGAAGGTGAAGAAAATGAAGACGGTTAACATTGCAGCACCAGAGGGATATCACTGGATGGAATATGAAGGCGGGCCGGTTTTGATGGTCGGCGATTATGTGCCCCACGAAGGCGCAGCCGAGTCCGTGGCTTTTGAGGTGATTGACGAGCACGACCCCGACAGGCTGGCCAAGGGCGCAGAATGGGACAAAATCTACAATGCAATTCTCGAGCGCACCGGGAACAAAGAGCTTGCAGCCGCAACGGCCACCGCTCGAACTGGTTCGCGATATGAGAAAAACGACGACCCGAAGACACCAGCCAAACCGAGCGAGCGCAGAACTGGAAGCGATACAAACCCCGAAGGCTCCGCCAGTGGGCAACGCGGCGGCATTGAATTAAGTGAAGCAAACATCAAAGCCCTTGAAACAAAGCGCGACGAACACAATGAGAAAGTGGGCGACGATAAGAGCAAACGGGCGAACCTGGGCGCACTTAAAGCCGTGTTCAGGCGAGGGGCTGGCGCATTCTCAACAAGCCACCGGCCAAGTGTACAAAGCCGGGACCAGTGGGCAATGGCTCGCGTCAATGCGTTCCTGAAGCTTTTGAGCTCTGGGCGGCCATCCAACCCAAAGTACACAACTGATTATGACCTGCTGCCAGATGGACACCCAAAAGCAGGCAAAGAAGAAAAGGCCGAAAAGCGTCTGCTTTTCGTTGTGAGCCAGCCGAGCAACCTAGACCGCGTCCGCAAGTTTCACCTATGCGGCGTTGAAGGCCGGGTATTCAAAGAGCAATACCTGGACCCGCTGGGGCTTGAGCGTTCAGCCGTGGATGTGATTGATTTGGGCGAGCTCGCAGAGCACCAGGACGCCGAACCGTTGGCCGTTGTGGCGCTTGGCAAGGCTGCTAGACTCGCACTGGGCCAAGCCGCTGACTTCAGCCTTCCCCACCCGTGGAGCATTCGAAAGAGCGGCGACAAGCGCGGAGAGCTCGCGCGCAAATTTAAGCGCATCGGCCAGCTCTTGGAAAAGCAGCAAAGCTACCAGCCACCGCTTGGCGTCCAAGACGCGGCGGCGCGTGGGCTGATGCTTCGGGCTAAACATGGACGAGGCGGGACAGAGGTGGGAGTTGCGCGGGCTCGTGATTTGAAAAACGGGCGCCGCGTTTCTATTGATACAATCAAGCGCATGGTGAACTTCTTCACCCGCCACGCTAGAGACCTGGAAGCGCCAGCCAACAAGAACCCCAGGGACAAGGACTACCCAGGGGCGGGGCTTGTTGCGCATCTTCTCTGGGGAGGCGACCCAGGGCGGCGATGGGCTGAAAAGATTCTGCGGCAATACGAGCGGGAGCAAACGAAGAAAGCCGTCAACATCTACAAGGCAGACAAAGCCAAGCGCATCGTTTATGGCGTAGTTCTGGACCCCTATATCGTTGACGCTCACGATGATTATGTGAGCCCCAAAGAGATTGAAGAGACGGCGCATAATTTTATGATTTCAAGCCGGACCATTGGACTGGACCACAACGGCGCCACCGAAGCGCAAGTGGTTGAATCATGGGTTGAGAAATACCCAAGCGACGAAGACTACAAAAAAGCGATAAACGGCGAAGAGCACAGAGCGCATAAAAAGCCCTTCGGCGATGACTTCGTGCATTCAGGCTCTTGGATTCTAGGTGTAAAATTAAGCCCGGAGAATTGGGCCAAGGTTCAAGCCGGGGAGCTAAACGCTTTCAGCATCGGCGGCTTCGGGACCCGGGAACCCATCGAAGCAAGCGAGATGCCGAAGGTCGAATTCATAAGTGGTTGACCGAATCTTAAGAATGGGCAATAATTCGGACAGGTCGAGAATCTGACCTACCCAGCCCGAGCCAGGGCAAAACAATCAAAAAACAAAGCGGGGCAAGCTATGAGCAAGCGTCGAATTACTGCGCTTAAGGACGTCAAGACCCTTGAAGTCTCACTCGTCGAAGCAGGCGCAAACATGAAAAAACGATTTCCAATCATGAAATCACGGAGCAAAAACGACATGGACGAGATCTTGGTCGAAGTGCTTAAAGCTGAGGGGCAGAGCGAAGCCGTTGAGAAGCTTACAAGCATTCTGAAAGAAGAGATGCCAGAAGACGCGAAAAACGCGGTTATGGCAGCAATGAAACTCTTAGAAGCATATTCTGACATGATGCCAGTTGGTGAGGCCCTGGCGGCTTTGCGCAGCGCATCAGGTGAAGAGGCCGATAAGATGGACGAAGAAGCCCAAAAGATGGACGAAGAAAAAATTGAAAAGCCAGAGGGGCGGCCAGAAGACTACATGAAGACGGAAGAAGAAAAGCTGATGAAGTCTCTTGGAGACCTTCCAGCGCCAGCACAGAACGCCATGCAGGCCATTTGGAAGCGAAGCGAAGAACTAGCCAAGAAGCTAGAGAGCCGAGAGAAAGAGCTGGGCGAAGAAATCGCCAAGCGTGCACGGCGTGAGTATTTGGCAAAAGCTGAAACAACGCTTTGCAACATCCCAGGCCACAGCCTCGAGGAAGTTGTTGATTTGATGATTGATATTAAGGCACGAGACGCCGACCTTGGCGGACGTGTTGAAAAAGCTTTGGAAGCTGCAAGCGCAGCACTTCAGGGCGGGCCGCTTCTCGTTGAAGCAGGCCGCAACGTGCCGGAAATGAACGCGGGCGACCCGTGGGCAAAAATCCAGCAAATTGCAAAATCAGAAGTTGAGACCAGTGGTGGCAAGCTCACAATGCCTGCAGCCATTGCTAAAGCAATCCAAACCAATCCCGCGTTGTATCAAGAATACAATGAGCAGCGCACCGGAGG